ACCTTTGCGGTCAATATCTCCGTCCTGCTCTACTTCGTGATATACGCTGTCATTCGGTGCGTAATGAGCAAAACAATCCAACGGATATTCGCACGCATGAAACCCTGTTTCGCAGCACTCTGCCCTTTCTGTTTCATATTCCTTGCCCTCTTCATACTGAAATCCTTTGCAAGTCATATCCTTGTTAAATCCTTTGTAACTCTTAATTGCCATTTGTTTCTCCTTTCTCTGTTGAAAAATATAAATCTTCACTCTGTATATATGGTGTGCCGAACGTGTGGTAGTGAAGTGTCCGGAAATAATACATATTATCCGGATGTTCATTGTCGGTCAGCGCATTTTTTACTGCTGTCGTAACACTCTCCGTCCAACCGTAGTTTTCAAAGTTATCCCATTTGGTAACTGCAAACTGTTCGTCTTGATAAACGACCTCGCGAACCGTGTTCGGGAATATATCGCTGTTGATGCGGTTAAGTATCGTCAGTGCGACCATTGTCTGCGTTTCCACGGTTTGGTTCCCCGCTTCACAAAACACCGTGGTGCATAATAAGCGGTATTCCTCATCGTTAAGGCTTATATCCGCCCAACTACATCTATGCGGTTCCGCTGTCGTAGGCTCAACGGACTTCACTTCTTCACTGTCCGTCTGCCGTACAATGCTGACTGTTTCTATTATTGTTTCCGTTTCCGGTTCAGTCTCTTCCGTGGTTGCTGTATCTACAGTATTCCGGTTATGGTTTATCGCGGTAACGATTAGCAACATCAATATCAATGCTATCAGCACTACCAAGCCGGAGTATGTCGCCCACGGTATTGAGTGAATGAACCGTTTAAATTTATTCCTCTTTACCATTGTTCAATGCTATCCTTTCCTTTAATGTCTTGATAAATGTTTCTTCGCTTTTATCCAAAATTTTATGTGCTATATACCTGCTTATGCCGGCTTTCTCACACCATTTTGTAAAGCTTAGTTCTTCTCCGTCTATAACAAAAAATTTTGTTCTGCGTTGATGTGTTCGATTGTACTCCATAGTGACCCAACGGCAGTTTTCCGGGCAATAATTGCCTTCGTTATTAATACGGTCAAGTGTTAATCCATCCTTGTAACCGTTATTTAGTGCCCAGTTATGAAAGTTTTCATAAGTAAGCCATTCTCGGCATACTGTAATTCCTCTTGCCCCATAATTCTTATATGATATAGATTTGGGATTAAGGCATCGTGCTTTCATATCGTTCCATATGGTAAAAGTTCTCGGCTTTCCGCCAGTTGTAATTCCGTGCGTCTGTAGTTGTGCTATGTGAATATCTTTCGCAAGACATCCGCACGATCTCGACTTGTGTTGAACCAATTTACCGCTTGGGACAATGTGTTCTTTCCCGCAATCGCATTTGCAAAGCCATAGAACGTTTCCGTGCTTGTTGGTGCCACAAGGCTTAATTGCGACTTGCCTGCCAAACCTCTGATTAGTCAAATCTCTCATCGCTCATACCTGATAAAAACTTATTCACGAAGTAAATCTGCGCTTTGCCGGTTGCCTTTGGGGTTTTAGTAGTCACGTTGCATCCACTGCCGTTTATGTGAGTGCTTTCCTTGATTTCAAATAAACCCATTTCTATGGACTTCTGTGTCGGCATATTCCAATCTGCGCCCTTGCGCTTGATAAGATAACCATTATCCCTAAGCCACGCGAATAACCTTTTCTGTCCTATCTGTACGCCATTCTGACATATTATCTTTGCCAAATCTCCGACAAGGATTGATGTATTGCTCGTCGCTACGGCATCCGCGAAAATGGTTTTCGGTCTGTCGTATTCAATTTTAGCTTTCTGGTGTTCGATTATGCGGTCTCTTTCCGCAATCTTGTTATTTGCCACCATAAGCGCCTTGGCAAGCAACTCATCATCTGTCATTGTTTCCTGTCCGGCTATGTAACCGCCATTCTTTCTGATTGACGGAAGAACTTCATCCATTACCCAACTTTCAAATCTTTCAGCACTAGGCAGTTTAGATTTCATAATAAGGCGGTAAACATCGCCCTCATTTATGTATGACATCTGCTGTGTACCACTAGATGTAGGGGTGTCGCGTTTCACGACCCCCTTGCAATGCCTTAACACGGCATCCCTAGGGTTCGTATATCCAAGCGCATTTGCAATGTCCGTAGCCACAAAATACGGCTTATCGTAAATCTCTGTTGTCCGAACTCTGCCGAACTCTTCATTGTTAAATATTTGTAAATCCATATACTTCTCCTTTCCAGATATTTTGTGATATAATCCTCTTATCTCATTTCAGAAAAGAGGTGGTAAAATTAATGGATAGTTCAAGACTTGCGGAGCTTTATGCGCTTGCTAAAATTTGTGGTTATCAAGGCGATGTAACTAAATTCAAGGAAGAATATAGCAAATACTATGATGAATTTATGAACACCGTCAAAGCACAGCCGGTTAAAGTCGCAGCAATCAGTAATCCATTTCATGTTGGCTATTAATACTTGACAGCCAATAAGGCATTTGTGAGGGAGTTGAGTATCTTGCATTCGTCGTGTATTTTTTCAACTCTCTCACCTCTTACAACATCATTTGCAACGCCCAACGCCATTTGTTCTACATAATCCTGTAAGGTTCTTTGCATTGGGTCATCTTCTATTGTTCGTGGTTTTTCCATATTTCTACTCCTTTTCTTTCTTCTCTTCTTCCGAGCTGTCAGCAAGGCTTTCAGTCTTGCCAAGAATATATCCCTTGTCGAACTCCGACATTTTCGGGATTGCATCTTTCAGCTTTTCGACTATCTGTCTTTCTTTTTCGCTCATGTGTCACACCTCCTTTGTTGACTATGTGATTATTCTATCCCACAAAGAAGAATTTGTCAACACTTTTTTCTTGACTATGTGGGATTTTTTTGATATATTTATCTCGAAAGGAGGCAAAGAACATGAAAGACCGAATAAGGCAGATCCGAAAAGAAGTAAAATTAACACAAGTGGAATTCGGAAACCGAATTGGTGTTAAAGGAAATACTATCGGAAACTACGAATTAGGATTGCGAAATCCGACCGACGCCGTCATCGTTTCAATATGTAGAGAATTTAACATTAATGAAGAATGGCTGCGAACCGGTAATGGAGAAATGATGAGTCCTGTTTCTAAAGATGAAGAAATTTCAAAACTACTTGGAGAAGTCATAAGAACTAATGAAAGTGATTTCCGTCGCCGATTGATTTCGGCACTTGCCCGATTAGATGACAAGGGCTGGAACGAATTAGAGAAATTGATTGATTTAATTTCTGAAAACAAGTAAAGAAAAGCCAAGGGCAATGCGCAAACCCTTGGCTTTTTTCTTATTTACCAAGCAATGTTTTAATAAATTCATATATGGCACTAAGCCATCTGCGATTATTGCATTGCTCAATCATTGTAATAATTTGGCATTTGTATTCTTCTACTTCCATAAAACAACCCTCCCGAATACCACACAAACTAAAGTAGCGATATGTCCATATTAGAACATTTGTTCTTGTTTGTCAACCCACATTGACAAAATATCCCACATAAAGTATTATAAGTCCTAGCGACGGTGCCGCGCTACCAAACACCGCCACAGTCGGAACTTGAATATCCTCTTTCCGAGGACATTTACAATCATATCACACATTTTGTCGGGCATACGCGGTAACCTATCGCAATTCTCGACACGATTTTACAAGGAGAGACAGACATATGGATAATAATAATCAATTTTATCAGCAACCGCAACAATGGCAACAACCGTTCCCACCGCAACCACAACGACCGTACAAGCCAAAAGGTACAGCGGCACTCGTTTTGGGTATCATAGGTATAGTAACATCATTTATATTTGTCGGCGGCATCCTAGGCATTATAGCGATTGTACTAGGCGCAACCAGTTCAAGCGCGAACAAAAGATACGGTTATAAGGGTGGAACCGCGACAGCCGGTCTTATTCTCGGTTCTATCGCAACCGCGTTAATGGTAATTACTATAATAATTGCTGTATCGGGTAGCAATACTTCATCCTCAAAGACCGACTTATCTAAAGATGATTTTGTGGCAAGTTGTTCGGAACTCAATTATAAAGATGTCAAACGCAACCCCGATAAGTACAAGGGGCAGAACTTTTACATTGATGTGCAAATTTTTGAATTATCAACATCTTTTGGTACTACCACATACAAGGTATTTACCAAAGACCCGGAATACGATATTTACAGTGGCGATATGTTCTTTGTGACGGATAAGAGAGATAAGTCAGATAAAGATTACGAAAAGCTGTTAGAAGATGACATAATAAGGGTATACGGAACTTTCAACGGACTTGTAGATACTACAAATTTCATTGACGGTTCAAGCGGTCAAGAAATAAACATTGATATGTTTTATGTAGACATTTTACAGAAATAAAAATAAGGCGTGCAGTACATATAGTACCACACGCCTTTTTAATGCCCTTAATCAAGCTGTTTTCCGTTTTTATCGTAGATATGGTAACCGCCTGACTTGTATCGCTTCCAAGCCTTGTACGCACTACTCCAGGTACAATAAGAACCGATTGCGTTCTTCTCGTCCTTATAGGATTTTCTGACACGGTAATATCCGTTACCACTCGTATAATTCGGATAGCTTGTCAGTGTCAGTGCTTTCTTTTCAACTGTTTTCGCGTTTCTGCCCTCTTTACGTCCATAATTGCAATAATGCTCATAGTACAGCGGAAGATTGTCGCCAAACGCATCTCTTAAGTCGGCATAATTCTCTTTATAAGCAATCACATTAAACTCTGCGCTTGCCTGCCTTGCTTCTTTCATACCATACTGTTTGAAGTGCGCCCACGCCTTGTCATGATCACTGCCGAAAGCTGCTTTAAGGTCGGTGTATTTGTCAAGGTAGTATTTCGGATTGAACACCGGCGAATAATCAAGTCCGTTAAGCTTGTATTCTGCCGTATTTATGCCGGTAATATCCGCGTCAATGTACGGTGTAGGGTCGAGCCATTTATACTTACTTTCATCGTGTAAACCGCTTGTCGGGATGCCGTTCGGGTACTCTCTGACTTCAAAGTGAAGATGCGCTCCGTAACTTCCACCGGTATTACCCATAAAACCGATGCGCTGTCCTTTTTTAACGCGCTCTCCCTCGTTGACATACACCTTTTCAAGGTGCGCGTACAAGGTACATATCTTGTCGCTATGCTTAATCATCACATAATTGCCGTATCCCATTCCTTCTTTATCTGCCACACCGTTTGTTCCGGAAAGATAAGATATGACTTTGATAACCGTACCGTCCGAGTGCGCGGTAACGTAATCAAGCTGTGATTTATACTTCACAAGGTCTATGCCTTGCGCCCACGCATTGCCATTCTTCTTGTTATCGCAATGTGTCTTGTATGTGCAGGTAATCTGATTTACTGCGTCTTCTAATACTCTACTGCTCATAATTCTACCTCCTAGGATAATGTCAATGTGCCTGTAATTGATACACCGCAAGCATCATTGTTTGTTGCGTTTGTCGAGTTCGACATGGTTAATACTACGTTTACGCCGCCCTCGCCGTTTACAGATATTGATTGAGAACTCGGTCTGACATTTGTTTCAGCCGCAGAACCGAATACATATTTACTGCCTTGTCTGACTTTGACGCCTTGGCTTGTCGTAAATGAGAGTGTTGCTTTTGTCGCTCCGATGATAAGCCTTGTCGGAATAAAGAAACATAATTGCGTTCCGCTACTAGTTATATATCCGGCAGTTGACAACACAATAGGTATGCTATCGCCTTTTGTCAGATAGGCTTTTTCGGTGCCGTTGAAGTAAACACGCGAACCGCCAAAAACCGCTCCACCGGCTGTTATCTTAGTTGTCTCAATACTGCCGTCCCATTTGAGAGCATATACATAATCTGTGTCACTGCCCTCTTTGCCGATATACGAACATATTCCGGTCGGTTGTGCATTAGAACTCATTCCGAATTTATAACCACGGCTATCAGTTTGCGTTCTTAAGTAATCAGCACCGATTGTAAATCCGCCGATTGCTCCACTTGTTGAATAAAGATTACCCTCTTTATCAACTCTGAACGGGCAATCTCCGTAGTTACTGTGTGATTTACCACCAGTCGCGAATACCCATTTTGTGTTTGCGGTTGGTCTTTGCATAACTGCCGTTCCGGTTTCGGCATCGCCGGCATAAATCTTGTTGGTCGTTATGCTCCACGAACCGATTGTAGCCGTTATTGCGCTTAAGTCATCAACGCTTATCTTATCTGCCGTGATTGTACCGGTTGTAATCTTTCCGCCGTCAATCGTGGTGGTATTCGCGGAATAGATGTTCTCAACTGATATGTCATTCGGGTTAGGCGACCAATCTGTCTTTACATTACCGGTTTCAAACTTAAAACGATATTTAAGGTTATATGCCGTGCCTTTGGTTGCCGGAATTGACAGATAGCCTAATGTTTCATTTTCGGCTATCGTTATCACAACACTGTTTTCCGATGCCGGAATTGTTACATTTCTTTTCCAACTTCCACCGGAATATATTGATAAATAAACCGCTGTGTTTGTTCCGCTTGCTCGCTCAACTGATAATACATATTCGCCCGGTGTAACTGTGATTTTGGTCGCATTGCATATCGAAACACTTGCCGCGCTTCCTGTATATGTTCCGGTCACACTAACCCAACCGTTTTCGCCATATTTAATCGTGAGTCCGGCGTTGGTAGCGTAATAATAATCACGGCTGATTAAGTTCGTGCCGCCGACTTGCATATTGTCTACAGTGTTTTTTATGCCTACAACGACGCTGTTCGTGCTGATAGCGTCGATAAACGCTTCTTGTGACGTAATCGTTGAGATTACCGCATTGTCGGCAAATATATTCTCAACATCAAGTTCATTTGCGGTTATGCTGTTTGCGACTATCTTATCCGCGTTGATTGTCCGGTCTGTAAGTACATATCCGTCCAAACTGTCAACTGTAGAGCTTGTCAGTTCGCCAAGATTGTTAAGCGCATAAAGTAATCCGTCTGTAGAGCCTTTGAGAAGTATTCTATCCGCAATGAGTGTTCCGGCGGTTATCTTATTTGCGTTTACCTCTACACTGTCGAGGAAACCGGTTATATGCCCCTCTACGACGGTTGCGCGGTCAATCAATCCGACGTTCGCAAACAGTGTAGCCACATTTGCGGTATCAATATTTGTCAGTTCGATATTTGCATACTTAATATCCGCTTGTTCTGCCGTCATATAGCCTAATTTAGCGGTTGCGGCGGCAATGTTATCCGTAGTTATTGCCTTTGCACTTAACGTGTCAAATTCGCCCGATAACACGTTAAGGCTCTCAATCGTTGCATACTTAATGTCTGCCTGCTCCGCGGATATTTTTGTCGCTATAACCTGATTAGCTGTTATGAGTTCCGCTGTCAGCCTTTGCATTTGGGATGTTATCGGACCGGTAGGATTGATTGAATTGTTTGTGTCGGACTGTCCACAACTCTCAATCGAACATTTAAGACCGCCGTCACAATCATAAACAATGCTTGTAATCGGGGCGAAATACTCTACACCGTCAGATGTTACCTTGACTATATCCCCGACTTCAAGCCGCCAATCGCCGAGACATTCAACCGTAAGCGGTCTATAAGTAAAACCGCCTATCTTCTTGTATACGGCATCAAGAACCGCTTGTGTCATAAACGGATTTGATATATTGATTGCCATAGTACCGCTACCACTTGTAAGGGTTTTGCTGTCGTTATCCGTGGCAACCTCACATACTATCTTCTCAACCTTAAAAGCCTTGCTTGTGGTAAACTTCAAGCCATTCTCATAGTATTTGGTCGGACGTATGGTATAATCTGCGTCTGTATACCACCGGAATTCGAGTTGCCCTTGTGAGTTGATGACAGCATTTTTACCTTGCCTTGCCGCCAAATAGCCTAACATTTCGCGCCTTGTATATCCTTTTGGGGCGGTCGCAATGGATATTGTCTTATCATCCATTGTGCTTTCCACGAACGTAATGCCGGCTTGTGTACATATCTCTTTGACGATATTAATATCTCCGTTCGGATATGTCAGGCTTGATACATACGTCATTTCCATATTGCTATACATTCGGTCATATCCGGTATAAGATGTTTTTCCCTCTTCTGCCGTGGCAGATGTTATCTTGAATATTCCGATTTGGATATACTCTATATTGCCCTCTGATACCTCTAATCCCTCAAATAAGACCATTTCTCGGTTTTCTAGGTCAACTGTATCTTCATAAATAGAAAAAGTAATGCTTGCCGATTGTGCGTTGCCTATCGTTAAGTCACTACTTCCATTCTCCGATGCCGTTACCTTTAAGTCGGTAAGCGGTACTGTATATTCTGTTTCGCCTACGGTAAATTTGCCGTAGTACAGTGCATAGTCGGTTGTTGCCGCCGCTATAAAATCCGCACTTGCAGTCCTCATCAGACTACCTCCTAATCAATCATAAACTCCAATGCTTCTATCTCTGATGTCGTGAGCGGTTCCATATCGTCACATTTGACAATATCGTCAAAAGTAACCGTCATAATGTTGATGTCGGCATCCACATTAAGCAATTCCGCATATTCCTTTGTCGCTTCTTCTCTGTCTGCGTCAGTCGCAAAGATAAACTGACCATTTTCCGATACCGGTTCGCCGTTGTCATCTTTCTTTGCGTGCGACTTCATAATCTCAATGCGCTGTTCCTGGATGCCTTGCAATTCCTCAAGAAGTGCTTTCTTGTTCTTCATAAGCGCATAATTAATCTTTGCCGGAAGTCGCTTTCCGTCAAGTATTCTAAGTTCGTTCGATACCGATACTACTTCAAATAATTTCATTGTTTGTTCTCCTATTTCTCTATGATGCTGATTTTGACATCTTTATAGATTGTCTTGCCGGGCGCATCAAGATAAAGTTGCCCGGCTAAATCTCCGGTATATGCCGTAAAACTGTCCGTTTCGCCCGAATTAAGTTGATACGATATTGTTGCATAAGGTGCTTTAATGTTATTTACTGCCGTTCGTATCGTGTTCAGTTCAGACTGCGATAGCGGAACGAAAGCCACTTCAAGTTTCTTTTTTATCGCTTTTATCGTGCCTACCATTGTTGCATTTGCGTTACGGCCGGTGTTCGTGCTCCACACCTTATTCCAACTAGGTGTTAATCCGGATATTTTCGGCATTTTGAGGTTGCCAATCTTAAGCCATTCGCTCATTTTATTTTACCTTTCGCTTGATTTTTGGGTAAAAAAGAACACCTACATTTCTGTAAGTGTTCTTTTTAAACTAAATTAAAAATGCCGGTTGTCCGGTTCTTGTCGTGAAATCATCCGCTTGTTTTTGCACGGCACTAAATACTTCTTTACCGTCAATCTGAACTACAATGTGGCTCGGTTGACTGTTCATATTCATGCCGCCAAATACCTGTAACATACCATCCACGACAGCTTCCCTAATACCTGTGGTTATTTGTTCGTTATTAGCAACCGCTGTTCTTCCGTTAGAAAACCGTCCAACAAGTTCATTGTGGTTAGCATAAAATACTCCGTCTTCCGGAAAACCGCCGGTTGCAAAGGCACTTCCGCCGCCACCGCTGTTACTGCCTTTTATCTTGTCAATCAGGCTTAACCCGATATTAAGTACCGGATTAAGTTTATACCAATTCTCCTTGAATTTGTTCCATAACTCCCTTGCGGTTTCAGCTAATCGGTTAAAGATCTTAACACCGGCTGCGGCAGCTAACGACCAAGCTATTTTAAAGCCTTTATACAAAGTACTTGCCGGATGCAATAATGCGTTTTTTATGCTCACTCCAAAGTCTTTCCATCCGGTTTTAAATTTCGCCCACAATTCTGATGCCGTGTTCCTAAGGGTATTTATGATAGATACTGCGCGGCTACCCCAATTTGTTTTGAAATTGTTCCATAACTGCGATGCAGTATTTTTAAGTGTATTTGCAATGGAAATCGCCCATTTCGCAAATCCGCTGCCCTTAAACTTTTCCCACAATTCACTTGCAGTAAATTTAAGTAAGTTGGTTATTTCAATCCAATTATTACGAATTTTATTCCATTCGTCTTTAAGTTTATCCCACAACTGCTTTGCAGTATTGGCAAACTTGTTGCCGATTGAAATTATCCAACTTCCAAGCCACGAATTCTTGAAGTCTTCCCACATTTCTTTTGCGGTGTTTTTAAAATCATTTACAATTTCAACTCCGGCTTTTGCGGCAATCTTCCACGCTTTCTTGAAGTTATCCCACAACTGCTTTGCTGTGTTTTTAAATACATTTGTTATTTCGGCAATAATCTCTGTATTAATTTCCCAGGCTTTTTTTAGTGTCGGAAGAACTTTTTCGTCCCACCATTCATTGATAGACTTAAAGAACTCGGTATCTTTTATCTTTGCAATAATCTCTGTTGCAATCTTAATGATTATCGGTAATCCTGGAGCACTACCGGACAATATTCTTGCAATTACGCCTCCGACGCCACCTTCTTCCCAAGCACCTTGGTACGTTCCCCAGTTAAATTCGAACAATGCACCGGCTAATGAAAACACAAGTTTTGCAATAGATATGATGATTTCGCCAACATCAATGTTGTTTACCATTTCCACAATGGCTTTGCCTAATTCATTCCAATCTACACCGTCAATAAAACCTCTGACAAAATCAATGGCATCGCATATGGTGTTGCTTATCCATTCTCCGACACCCTCCCAATCCACGGAAGACACGCCGTCAGACAATAGACTGCCTATGAACTTTCCGGCTTCATACCATTTATGGTTTACAATCGTGTTGTAAATTTTATCCGCCCATTTCTGTGCTTCGTTTTCCATGTTTTCAAAGGCTTTATTCCATACCTTTTCGTAATTTTCCGTAGCCTTAAGGATTTCGTCTGTAAGGTCAAGTGTATCTCCGGCACCTGTCGTTTTGCCACTGCTTGTGTCGCTTTGTTCCGTGAGCTTATTGATTTCGTCAAATCCCATAAGCTGATTTTGCCACTTTTTGGCGGCTGTAGCGGCATCGTCATAGCTTTCCGCAACATTATCTACGGCATCGCTCTCTTCCTTGTAACCGCTTTGCCCGAAACTTTCAAAGTCAACCTTAATTCCCATAAGGGATGCAATGTTTACCAACAGTCGCTTAACCGCGATTGTCGCACCATTGATGACCGGTAAAACCTTTTGCAACATAGGTATGAACAACTGTCCTAATACCATTCCGGTTTCTTTAAAGTTTGTGGTAAGCTGACGTATCATATTTGACGGCGAATTTATTGTCAATTATGTTATCGTATAGGCTCTTTATCCTATACTTCTCATAGTTTCCTATAAGTTCAGAGTACATTATCACCCACGTTTTACGTTTGGTTTGGTGGTAGCCACTTCCACCTCATACTGTCCTTTATACAGTAGTGTCGGACACTCTTGGGAAGATTATATTTATTCACTTCCTACTCGTTACGATACTCAATAGCCTTTCGCTATCTATTGAGTTATCTCGGTATTAGCATAGCTTTCAACTTTAATCCAATAAAATCCTCTGCATTTATTTCCAGTTTTAATTGCCTTGAATATCTGCTTATGCACCTTTTCAGGCTCATTCAAAAATCTTGCTGCTTCTGTGCAATTATTAAAATGATTAATGATATTCTTGTTTTCATCTAACTGATAAATGCCTTTTCCCTCTTTTATACCTTTATACTTATAATCATTATGTGGATTGTATTCATCTGCATATATCCAAATGAAATCGTTTGCCGTTTGATAAGTTTTGTTCAGGCAAAACGATATGCTCGTTCTTGGTGTTGACGTTGCTTCGCTTGCTTGAACAAGTGAGTCGAAAACATTCAAAACATACCCGTCTTTGTCAATTTGCATTACTTTTCGCTTTCTTGCACTTGCTTTTCTTTGATAAGGGGCAATTTTGTTTGGATGATCGTCTACTTTATAACGCCAAATATATTTACCGGCTCTTCTAATGCCACCATTTGCACATTTCGCAATGTCTCGGCGTTGAACTCCTGTCGTTGCGCTCGCGTGAGCCGCGCTAATATATTCATTGAGAAATTTCCCATCCAAATCGTATTGCAATACCGGCTTAGAGTTCCAAGATATTCCTCCCTCGCCGCCAAGTGTAAGATTATAGCCTTGCGATTTTTCAAAAAATATACATGAATTATATTTTTTAATCCAATAAATCTCTTTTTCTCTTATCTCCTTATCATTGTCTGAATAGTCAATAATTTCCCATTCAAAATTATTGATGCCATATTTTTTCAGTGCCGCATGAAAAGGCAAGCCATCGTTTATGTCATATAAATGTTGAGCTTTTCTTTTTTCGAGATTATAAGTTTTTCCGATATAAATTTTGTTATTGATTTTGTTGGTTACTTTGTATATAACATAAGATTTATTCATTCTTATATTATAACACACAAATACTGATTTTAAAAGCCTTAGCCTTCACCGATTTTGCCCGATTGCCATAAGATATTTCTATTCTTATGCAACACTTGAAAGATAAGCTAATCTGTAAACTTTCCTTCGTTTATTAGCTAAATCGCCCCACGATACTTTACTTTGGTCGAGGATTGCAAGACCTCTTAACTGTTGTTTTTCCATTTGCGACATTTCGCTTATGGATTTTTCAATGCCTAAGTTATAGGCATATGTCTGTAATGTGGCATTGGTTATATCAATGCCGTACTTATACAATGCCCTTGATTGACCTATTAAGCCACTTTGCAAGTTTGTTGCTACTGTCGAGTAGTCAACATTAAAAAGGGAACTAATATCGCCGGCAAGCATTGTCATTGACTTTGCTATCGCGGTAGTCGTTTCGCCGCTCTGTCCTAATGAATTAGTTACGGATGCAAGCTGTGACGCATACTGCGTAATCTCTTGTATGTTCAGTCCGAGGTTTTTTGCGCCGCTTTCTACAAGAAGTCCTGCGTCTACATCAACCTTAAGACCGGATAACTTACCTAATTTATCATTTACGCGAGTTGCAAAGCTGTTCGCGTATTCTGTAGCATTGTCATAACCGTACTTTGCGAACTCATCGCCCCATTCTGAACCGATTTTGCCGAAAGCCACGGTGTAATAGTTAAATGCTTCAATGTAATCTGTTGTGCTTTGGATTGCGCTGTTTAATTTCTTTATACCGCGGATAACCCAAAAGAAATTCGCGTACAGCTTACCGAACACCTGCGCAAGGCTCACTGTTTTGGTTTTCGCTGTTGTGGCACTCCTTGATACGTTATCAAGTCCTTTTTGTATTCGGTTTGATGCCGTTCCTGCTTTACTGCCTTGTGCCGCAAGGTTGGCAATCGCATTTGTCATCTGTATAAGGTTGTTGCTTACTTGCGGTGCCGTTGCCAAGGTCGTCATAAGGTTCTTAATCGCTTGTGCCAACTGCGGAATGTTCGTTATCGCTCGGCCCGATGCAACACTTCCAAGCCTTGATATTGCGCTTACAAGGTTATACAATCCGGTTGCGTCAAAACTAACCGAACCGATGTTATTCATCTGCCGGACAAAATTCTGTAACTGTGCTGATATTGCCGGTAGATTTGTTGTGGCATTACTTGATATACCCGTACCAAGCCTTGATACCGTATATATTAAGTTTGACAGTCCGGTTACGTCAAAGTTAAGGCTTCCGACAGAGTTCATTCCTTGTATGAATTGCACAAGGTCATTTTTCATCCTAAGCAAGTTATCTGTTCCGGCTGTGGATTTTACGCCGCCGAGCTTCGATATTGCGTTTACAAGGTTGTTTATTCCGCTTGCGTCTATGCTTTGCGCCGCCGCCATACCGTTTGCAAGGTTCTGTAGCGCCGAGGAAATCCCATATATCGAATTTGTATCGACAGATGAGAATTTGGTAAGGCTTCGTGCTAAAGAGGTTATTTCAGCCGATTTGCCACCTTTAAAGCCGGTTGCCGCGTCCGATACTTGTCTGATACTTGTCGCAATGTTCATCAGCTTGTGCGTGTCTACGCCAAGGCTTTGTGACATCTTAAGCATACTGTTAGCCAAGCGGTCTATTGAATTGCTCGCTTTAGTCGCTTCGGCTTCGACTTGTATCTTTAAGCGGTCAATGTCGTTATCTGCCATTCTTACACCTACTTTCTGTATTTAATTTATAAAAAAATAAAGGGCAGTACGCCGCTAAGCTGTACCGCCCTCGTCTTTCGGATGGTTTAAATCCCAATTTATCTTCATTGTGCGCATTTTAAGTACAAACGCCTTGCGCTGTCGGTCAAGTTCTTCCGGAGATAATATCTCATCTCCATTCTCGTCAACCTCCGGCGGATTTGATTTGTCGCTGTTTGGACGTTCCGGAAAATCCACTTTCTTTTTGCCGAGAATACCGTTATTCGAGCCGAGGGCAACCATCGGTATTCCGTACTCACGCGACATACTCCATACAAGGGTATCAATGCGCCGTTGTTTCATTTTTTCGCCCTCAATGCACAATGCAAGTTTGGTTGGGTTAAGGTGTTTGAACTCTGTTAAGGATATTCCAAGCGAAAACGCCATAGGGAAGTATTCTTCCCATATTACTTTGTGGAAGTCGATTTCTTGTGGTCTTGTGGTGTCTTGACGGCTTTGATTGTTTTCTTCTCTTCCTCCGGTTCCGCCGCTTTGAGCATCGCCGTTATGCCCGCAAGGTCGAAAAAACCATCTGTTTCCATACATTCTGTCAATTCCATAAACACATCGCGGAATGACAGCTTATTTTCTCTCATATAGTCCTTAAGAAGTGCGTGTGCGTCCTCTTCCGGCATACCGTGGTGTTCAAGTAATCCGGCATAAAAAGCTGTTTTTGCGATGCCCGGAATATCTCCTACCATAGATGCCGTTCCGTTAATAATTCCGCTTGCTGTCGGTGTTCCGTCAACGGATATGCCCTCTTCAACCATATATGCACCGCTTTTTACCTTAAACATCTTCTGAACGAGGTCCTTGTGTTCAGCCGCGTCAAAGCCGAACTCTAATTTATATTCATTGCCTTTTACAGTAATAACTTTCATTGTTTATACCTTTTACCTTTCCTCCTATGTCCTACGCATAGGAAAGGGGCAGTCCGTAGACCGCCCTTTCTGTCAATAGTTATTCCGTATCTTCAAGATACTGTGAGTAGTCGGCTGTTTCTGCGTCTGTGCCATTCGATACAGCCTTTTTTACCGTTCCATCGGTCGAATGGCTAACTATTCCCCCGCTGTCGGGGTAACTGCTTCGTCTGTACCAATCATCTCATCTAAGATAAGATTGATTGTCATAATGTTAAGTTCATTCTGTGACTTGCTTGTAACCGGAAGTTTTGATGGCGGTGTTGCTACGAAAAACTCCGCTTTAGTGATACCCGGTGTTATCTCCTGGAACCACATTCTCTTGCCACCGTCAAGCTTTTTATAAGCGGCAATCAAATCTTCCCACTCTTTAAGTGTGTCATCCGTCTTGTTTACGCCTACTGCTACCGTATCTGTTACGGTATCTCTGCCGGCTACGTTACGCGTCTGCAAGTCTTCAAGTGCGGATGCGTCTACTGCTTCCGGTGTAACTGTAATCTCATCAATTGAATTGATACGAGTTAAAAGCTTGAATGCTGTAGGTTTTGTGCCGGCTGTTGTTTCAACACCGTATGAAAATGTTACGCCAAGGGTTGATACTCCTGCTGTTGCCATTGTGTTTTACCTCCTAATTTTGTGTAAAAAAATAAGACCTTAAAGGTCTTTTAGGTTAGTGTGTCGTTTGCGCCGATTATTCGCCTGAACCGCGCATCACTTCTGTATATTCCGCCAGATGTCTTAATTTCCGGCATTGCGATTACTTTGAACCGCATTGTTTTAAAAATATCAGCGATAGCACTCATTACTTCTCTTGCGTCGCTGTTATCCTTATTCGTACTTACTTTGACTTGCACTGTTGCTCTGACAGCATTAATTGTCTGTCCGTCAAGGTCTGCTCCCTCTTCCACGGAAGATAAGGAATGTATATACACTGTTGGGAACTGTGGGCTTGAAGATGTCTCTTCTTC